CAAATGGCAGAATTAAGCGCAAGCGAACAAAAGAAAGAAGATTGGATGAATTCAAAATGGCGTCCAATGATGGGTTGGATGTATATGGGCGTATGTATGTTTGACTTCGTGATTGCCCCAGTTATGTGGAGTTTATTACAATCATTGAGTCATGGTGCAATCGGCACTCAATGGCAGCCACTAACGCTCCAAGGTGCTGGATTATTCCATATCGCCATGGGTGCTGTTCTCGGTATCGCTGCTATGGGTCGCACTCAAGAAAAATTAGCAGGAGCAAACAATGGCGGAATCTCCCCTACACCAAGCATGCCTTCAACATCTAGTCCTGCGCAAGCAGGAGGATTCGGATTCCCATCCGCAACTCCAGCACCAATTCCGAGACCAATGCCAATTGCAAGTACTCCAGCAGCTGGATTTGGTGGAGGATTCGGTTTGGATCCCAATGACCCACCAGTAAGAAATACACGAAACGATTAATATGAAAATTGATGATAGATTATCTGAAGTCTTTGATACACAACTCGTTACAAAGACAACAGCTGACGGTGATATGATTGATGCGCAGACTGGCGAAATAATCCAGTCTGCCGAAACAAAAATTGAAAATGACTACGATACAACTCGTACCAACCTTCGTGAATTACTAACAACTGGTCAGAGTGCTCTAATGCATGCTCTTGACGTAGCTAAACAATCTGAACACCCACGTGCTTTTGAAGTTGTGGGTAATCTTATGAAACAATTGGCTGATGTAAACCAACAACTCATGGACTTACATCAACAAAAAGCTAAATTGGATGCACCTAAGAATAAAGATACTAAGGTGACAAACAATGCTATCTTTGTTGGTAGCACTAGTGAGTTAGCGAAAATGATACAGAATATGAACAAGGAGAAATAAACAATGGCTTTACCATCACAAATCACGCCAGTCTATTCGTTGAAGATTCCTTCAACTGGCAAAGAAATTAAGTATCGTCCTTTTTTAGTTAAAGACGAGAAAGCACTTTTGATTGCTCAGCAGTCAGAAGATTTAGAAGTAATGATATCAACATTGAAACAAGTAATTGTTTCATGTGTTTCTGATGATATCGATGTTAATGCTTTAGCAATTTTTGATTTAGAATATATTTTCTCACAAATTAGAGCGAAATCGGTTGGTGAGTATTCTGACTTAGTGTTTACTTGTGGTCATTGTGATAATGAGAAAAACAAATATAATATTAAGTTAGATGTTTCTACTTTAGAAGTTACTAAAAACCCAGAACATACAAATAAGATTCCTTTGTTTGACAACGTGGGAGTTATGATGAAGTATCCTTCGTTGGATATTCTTAAGAAGATTGATAAAGGGTTTGATGATCCAGAAAATGTGATTGACATTATTACTGATTGTATTGATGTTATCTATACAGACACTGAATTGTTTCACTCTAAAGAACAAACAAAGAAAGAACTAAAAGAGTTTCTTGAGAATTTAACAAAAGATCAGTTTGGTAAACTGGAAACATTTTTCGCAACGATGCCAAAGTTTCAGAAGTTAATTGAGTTTGATTGTCCAGCATGTGGTGGTCATAATAGATTAATGTTGGAGGGCGTCCAAAATTTTTTCTAGTACTGCTTTGTCATGATAGCTTGGCTAACTATTATAAAACGAATTTCGCGATGATGCAGTACCACAAATACAGCCTATCAGAATTAGAAGATATGATTCCTTTTGAAAGAGAAGTTTATATCGCAATGTTAATGCAACACTTAGAGCAAGAAAAACAAAGATTAGAGAGTAAGAAGAATGCCTAACGCTAACGTAATTTCTTTTAATGACGCAGTTCTAGAACTGCAGCGTCTAAACAAGACTGCTTCAAATCAAGAGAAGTATGCCAAAGATGATTCCAAGATTCAACAGGTCATGGTTGCTCTAGATGCTAGAGGTGATCAAGAAGGTCAGCGTCAGGAAGAAATTGAAAATAAACAAGAGAAACATCAGAGTAAGATGGAAGAATCTCTTATTCAGATTCGTAATATTATGTCTGATATCTCTAAAACAATTGGTGTTGCATTATCATCAAGTATTGGTGGTGCCTCAAATGTAGGATCTGCTTTATCTAAAGGTACTGAGCTAACAGAAACTCAACAAGAAGAAGCCAAAGCCAAAGCAGACGCTGATAAAGAACAGCATGTATTACTTAATAAACTTATCGAAGGTATTTCTGGTTTAAAGAAATCTACTGATGATGGATTAAGTAAACTCGGACAAACTTTCAAAGAAGGTTCCGCTGGTGGTGGTGGAATAATGGGTGGATTATCAAGTCTACTTGGTGCTGGTAAAGATTTAGTTGGTGGTGGTATTAAAGGAATCGGTGGTAAAATAGCTGGTGCTGCACGTGGTGGTCTTGGAATGATTTCTCGTGCTGGTCCACTTGCTGGTATCGCTGGTCTTGGACTTGCAGGATTTAACGTAGTCAACGACGTGATGGGTAATATTGACCAATCAAATGCAGTTGAAGAAAATGTTAAATCTGGCGCACTAACTCGTAGTGAAGGTAATGTGCTTCAGGGAGAAGCACTTGGTTCTACTGCTGGAACTGCAGCTGGGGCAGCTATCGGTGGTATCGCTGGTTCTGCTCTTGGTCCACTTGGTACTGCAGCTGGTATGTGGTTAGGTTCAAAGGCTGGTGGTTTTGTTGGTGGAGTTGCAGGTAAGTATGGCGTAAAGGCATACCAAGGTATCAAAGGTTTATTTGGCTTTGGAGAATCCAAACAAGAAGAAGCTGCTAAGATGTCTCCAGAGCAAAAAATGATGCAACAATATGCTTCTGGTGAAATTAATGTTGATGAATATAACAAACGAATGAAGTTACAAACTGAGGGTGGTTCAGCTACTCCAGAAAAATTACCAGTATCAGCATCTGCCAAGAAAGAAGATTACTATTATGATTCTAATGGTGTAAGGTTAAAGAAACAAGCAACAGTTTCTGGTAAAGATTTAATGACTCCAGTAAACTCAGAAGTTCCTCCAGCTATTCAGGCTGCAGTTTCTGCAGATGCTTCTTTATCTCCAGGTGAACAGATTGTTGCACCTTCTAACATTGTGGCTACTCCATCTCAACAACCAAAATCTGGGGGAATGTGGGATTCAATAAAATCAATGGGTGCCACTGCTTTAGGTGGAATCAAATCTGGTGCTGAATGGGTAGGTAATAAAGCATCTGCTGTAGGTGGCACAATTGCAAACAAAGCATCTGAAATTGGTAGTGGAATTAGTAGTTGGTTTAGTGGCACACGAGTTGGTCAGGACTTAGCTAAACGTAATGTCGGAGTTGGTTATAATGGAAAAGGTGTAGCTGGTGGTGAAGAGCTAGTTGGATCCAAAACAAGTTTAGATGAAAAGAGTGATGCCAGTGGAACTAGTAGTACACTTAGCCAAGGTATTACTGTTGAGAAATCTGCTCTCGGTTCTTCATGGTTAGGTAGAATGATCGCTGGTAAAGGTACGCAAACTGAAAGTTTTGTTTCTGAATCTTCTACTAGTGGTTCAAATGCAGATGGTTCAGATAAAGAGTTTAAATCTGCACAAACTCTTGGTCAACGTAAGAGTGGTGGATGGTTTGGTAAAGATGAATATTCTTTAACAGATCCAGCGACAGGTGAACAGGTTTCTGTTGATAAATCTACTTACATGAAGGCAAAAGATATTGCATCAAAAGGTGGTGGTGATACTGCTGCAATCAGTGGATTAATTGCCAAAGACCAAGCAGCTAAAGAAGCTGCATCAATGGCACCAGCAAATACAGCAATGGGTGATCAGGTTTATGGTGCTTCTGCGGAAACAATGAATGCACGTGATGATCTGGCGAATAAGAATACTGGTGGAACTGCAGTTGTCAATGCACCAACTACTGTCAACAATACAACTCAACAGTCAAGTGTAATAAGATCTCCAATTCGAAATGAAGAGAATAGTTTGAACCGATACTATGGTTCACGAATGGGTGTTTATTAAATGACAAAAAGCCACCGCAAGGGTGGCTTTTCTTTTTACTAACTGCTCAATTATTCTTCTTGAGCAATCTTCTTAAAGTAAGACATTACATCTTCATCGTCGTCAAGGGAAACTTCCTTTGACTTTGGTGCTGGCGCAGATTTAATCTGTGGAGCAGCAGCCACTGGACGATCTTCTTCTTCAGCAATCTCAGCTGCAGACTTTGAAGAGAATGCATCACCAGAAAGAACTTCTTCAAGTTTCTTCTTCAACTCATCATAAGATTTAAAGTTCTTGCGATCAGTGAATTCTGATAACTTGTGTTGAGCATTTACAACAGCCAACAACTTATCTTCATCTTCAGTTACAGGACTTGGATCCTGGAATGCAGACTCATCATAGTTAGTGTAGCCATCTTTCTTACGCATGCGCAACTTGAAGTTTGCACCTTCCCAAAGATCAAACACATTTACTGGTGTTTCATCTTCATAAGTTGGACGAGCCTTGTCCATAATCTTATCAAAGATTTTCTTACCAAACTTAAATAAGACAACCTTACCTTCATTCTCTGGATGCTTTGGATCAGATACGATCAAAACATTGGCAATGAAAGATAGGCGACGCTTCTGCTTACGAGCAATCTCTTTGTTTGCTTCAGAACCAGAGTTCCAAAGTTTAGTGTTCAACTCACCTACTGGATCGTTTTCACCAAGAGTTGTTAGAGAGTTCTCAATGTACCACTTACCAGTTGGTCCTTGGAAGCCATGAGAAAACAAACGTACCCAAGGCAACTCATCACCTTCTACTCGTGGTAGGAAGCGTAGTGTGGCTGTGCCATTACCTGCTTTGTCGCCTTCAAGTTTCCAGAAGCGATCGTCAGCATATGACTTGGTTTCGGTTTGGGGATTGGCAATCTTTTCGAATTCTCCAGCGATTTTGCCGAAGTCTGAATTGCGCATTTTGCGGAGTGTTTGAAT